TCAACCAAAGGACCCAAATTAAGATAAATGGAATCAGTATCTGAAGCAATAACATAATCAATCTCCTCCGTTTTCAAAATTTTATTCATATAGGCATTCATCTTATTCTCTATCCAGCGAATAGAGACTTGCCCAGACAAAGTAATTGCCTCTGCGTTTGCTAATTTATAATAGCGGAAGTACTGATTGCCGATAGCACCATAAGCACTATTAAGAGATATCTTCTTCGCCATTTGGATGTTGTTGCATCGCGCAATCTCTTTTTCCAATGCTTTCGTTGGGGTCTTTTCATAGTCCTTCTTTGCCTGAATCATCTTCTTTTTGAAAACCACACGGTCTCCATACATCTTATCCATCAACTCTGGTAAGAATCCTTTTATATCCTTCCTATATTGTGCTCCATTTGCACATACAGCATAATCACCATCAATCTTTGTCTCCTGATTTAAAAGCCCCTCAACGCTCGCGCTGGGATGTCGAGTCTCCCTGAGGGTCTCTGGCGATATGTTGTACTGCATGATGAGATGAGGGTAAAGACTGTTAAGGTCAAAACTAACAACCCAATCATACTTACCAGGTATTGGCTCTTTAACATATGCTCCTGCGTATTTTTCATTTTTTTGAGATCTATTCTTTGGTGGAATTACAATGTTACGTTTCTTGAGGTAATTATATATGATGGTGTCCCACATCCTTACCTGATAGAACACATCGTTGTAATTGACCTTAGCATCATATGCCATAGTCAATGCCAACTCAATGAGTTTCATCTTGTCTTCCAAACGGTCAACAAGTTCAACGTCAATTATATTGTATTCAATAAACTTCTGCCAACCCTTTGTGTAGAAATCCTTAAACGTATCATACTCACTGTGGTCTAATTTCTTCTGTCCCAATTCTACTTGGGCAATATAATCTAATCGATATGACTCTTGTGCTTTATAAGTAAACTTCTTATAAAGATCAATATAATCTAACTGCGTTACACCACCAACATCAAATACAGTATGGGTTCTTCCCATAATATGAATTTCACTTTGACTCACAAGTCCCCAAGGAGAAAACCTTTTCATCAGTTTCTCACCAAGTATGCGATCAAGGCGTTTGCAAATATATGGAATATCATATAGTTGAATGTTCCATCCAGTAATCACATCTGGAACATCCTTCATCCAATAATTAATAAAATTTGTTAAAAGATCATATTCGGTTGGACAATGATGATAGGTTACATCCTTCCTATTATTCTTAAAGGGTTTACTTCCCCAAGTAATGATCTGCTTAGTTGTATAGTCCTGTATTGAGATTGCCAAAATCTCTTCTGAGCACGACTCCACATCAGGGAAGCCCTGCTCAGACGCAACTTCAATATCCAGAGTAACAAGCTTAATTTTAGATATGTCAAACTTGATTTCATCCTCTGGGTATTTCTCTGATATGTACTGGTAAATATACCTGTCATTCCCGTATATCTCAAATCCCTCAATATCTTCGTACTTCTTATAGAAGTCACGACAGTCCCGTACCGTTCCTGGATTAATTGCTTCAACTGCTTCTCCATTCAACGTTTTATATTTAGTATTCTTTTTAGATTTGACAAATAGAGTAGGGAAAAATTCATCCCTATGCTCATACCTCCTTCCATTCTCCACTCCTCTGACAAGGAATTGGTTTCCAATCAATTGTACATTAGTATAAAAACGCATTATAAAAAATTGGTGTTAAAAGAAATTACAGTCTTTCTACTATCAGTGTTATTTTTAGGAGATCTATGCCATATTGTAGCATCAAATGTCAAGATTTGTCCTTCCTTTACTGGAGGGACAAATTCCTCATGTGTTATAGGATCTGTTACAATAGTTGTTAGAGAATTATCTTCTAGTTCTACGTAGTAAATATTAGTTAAATTATTATGAGTATCAGGAGCCCAATGACAATGTATAGGATGTTCCGATTCTGAATGTGGTTCATATTGATTAAACCAAGTATCTACAATATCTAACTTAGATCTTAATTTAGATACTCTTGGTAACGGATCAAATTTCTTATAAATTAATTCACCATATCTTTCTCTATCTCTCTCAGATAATGCAAAAGAGAACCATGGTGTCAGGAGTCCCTCTGTTCCACCGGACAAGAAATTTCCTTGCGATAGAAAAGAATTCCATTGATCACGTTGATCTCTATGCCTATAGTCTGATCTACTAATAGGATTTCCTTCGGTTGGTAATTCTCCACCTACATTAGATATTCTATTAAGGATCTTTTCTTTATTTTTTAAATGATCCTTAACATCTAAGATGGAATAAAATTTCATTCCTTAATAAGATCTTGATATTTTTCAAGGAGTGTGGGAGTTGGATCGCAAAGAGTAAGTATCTTATCAGAACTAATCATAAAAGTATCATCCTTAGTAATTCCCAATAAAAAAGGTTCTAAGACTTTCTCACTCTTAATAGTAAATGGATTAACCAATTTACAATCTGGTTGACCAATATCTACAGCTGGCACTTCATCAATCTGACTTAGCAGAGTTTGATTTGTTGTTAGTACGATTACCTTTGTTTCCATAATTTACAATGTCCTCTTGATACATCTCTTTTAATTTTTCTACTGGTTCTACAAGAGTAATTAACCAGTCTGCAGGGATAGGAATAACCTCATCTTTAGAAAGAGGTAACCAAGGAAACAGAGAAACTTCAAATCCTGCTTTTTTAGAATTACCTTCTTCACTTTGAAGATTGGGATTTCTCATCTTAATAACGCATGGTCTATCTAGACGATATCCAATCACTCTTCTTTCTTCACCTTCACCCATTATCATTTCGGTAACGTCGGCAATGACATCCTCACCGGATTTAAGTAGCATCAATTTAACAGTCATAGTTTCTCTTTACCTCGTGTAAGTATAGCATAAAAAAAGGAGGGTAGCAATACCCTCCTTAGTTATTAAAGATACTCTTTTCGAGCATGATGATCTGGGACTACTTTTCCCAGTTCCACGGTGAGGAGTCCGTCGGCAAAGCTGACCTGTCGTACTTCCGTATCATCAGAGAGCGTCCAAGCCCGTTTGAATGACCTTTGAGCAAGCCCTTTGTAGACAAATTCTCCATCATCTTTTGATTCTTCTTTTTTGCCTTCCACATGTAGTTTTCCAAACTCTGTGAAGACTTTAACTTCTTTCTTTTTGAATCCCGCGAGTGCGATTTCCAATCTCGATTCGACATTATTTACTTGGACCAAATTATATGGAGGGTAATTGGATTGTGTATCAGCACCCCAAAAACGATCAAAATAATCATCCATCCCTATGCTGTTCTTGACGATCCTATCCATCAATGTTGATAGATCTGCAGCATTGTACCTTGTGATGTTAGTCATCTTAGTAGCTCCTTATTAAGCGAGTTTGTGTTGTGTGTACCCTTTCGGCGTACACTACTAATTATACACGATCCCTTAAAAGGCGGGGTGATGGTTCCCGTAGAAATTTCTTCGGTTTACGCGACCTAAGATGCGTAAAATAAAAATTGGTATAATTGATGATCACCAGAAGTATCAATAATATAGTGTTAACCATTATTCTTCTTGGGTCTTTCCTTTCTTTCCAATATTATACTTCTGTTCAAGGATCCAGTCACCTTTATCCTTGTAGGAAAGTACTTTAATCTGATTAAGAGGTGCTATATCAGAAACTGCATCTGGTTTTACGATGTCTATAAGTCCCCAATCAGCAAGAAGACGGGCAATACGATTCCGACGCTGAACATCATTAGAAGTAAGATTAGCGTGTTTCCCATCTAGAGCAAATAACTCCTTAAAATGAACAATATAATACCTACCTTGCTTATGTAGAATATGGCAGGATTGATAGAGTTTCTTTTCTTTTCTAGATGCTACACCAATTCTTGTAAGAGTTTCTCTAACCTTTAAGAAGTCATCAGGTTCTTTCAATTGCACTTCTACCATCTGGTCCTGAGACCATTTGACTTCCGGCTCTACCGTAGTAGTCATTTCATTCCTCCAGTATCAAGTCGTTGTTTAATAAATTCCAGTTGTTGTTTTGATAAGATTTTCAGTGCTTGAGATGCTTTCTCGTTACTATAACCATAGTATTGTTTTACACATTGGAGATCCGTGACTTTATCCTTACGGAGCCAGGGAGAGAATCTCTTCTTTTTCCTAAGTGTATTTAGATAAAAAG